CAAACCCGTGTTGTCAGCATGCCATATACTAACGGTGTCCCACTCACCTATAGCGTCAACAACTAAAATGCTGGCATCTTGAAAGCCGCTGGTGTAAAATCCTGCCGCGGCATGACTTTCGTGATGGCCCACAACTTCTAAGGGCAGTGTATTAAGTCCAACAAGTCTAAGTTGATCTCTAGGACTGACTATCCAGGGACTTTGTCCCGCATAGAGTCTGCGTAGATTTTTAAGCCAGGGTTTTTCAAACCATACAATCTTTGTAGGTTTACCATAACTTCTCATTTCGCGAACCATGTCAACGTCTAACATAGTATCGTTTTTACGGCGACTATACCTTTCGCTGTGTGCCGCCCAAACAATTTCCTTCCCATCAATTAGGGCCATACTGGCATCGTGATTTTGGGCAGTAATTCCTAGTATCATATTAGTAGATAAAGGGATCTCGTTTACGCAATTCTTCGAGACGCTTTTTTAATTCGCGGCGTTGTTTATAATTTCGAATCCATGTCCAGGCTTTTACAAAAATATTCATGATGATATTTTACCTACTATATGCAACCCGGGAGTATCTGAAAAATTACAAAAAGTATGTTTCTTATCTGTGTTAACAGTGTATGCACCGCCTAGTGGTAAATGAAATATATCTAAATCATCTAGAAATAAAAATCGACAATCTGGGTTAGACACTAAAGGAATACATACACTTTTAGATAATTCTTCGTGGATACTATAACATGATCTAGAATCTATCCACATTAATTTTGATCGAACAAGTTTATATTGTCCTACAATATCTTCAAATGGTGTATTAACAAACAACGGATTTAATAAATGATATTCTTGGTCTAGACGATCGGGCGAAGAATTATCAGTTGAACTTAAAAATACGTCATCTCGATCCGCATATTGGATACTAGTTTGACGATTTTTTCCTAGATCAGAATTCCATACAATTTTATTTTCAATACGATAGTAGAAGTCTGATAACTGTCGATAATTAATGTTGTCTATTTTTGTGTAGTTCATAATTATTTACTTATCAATTTTTGTTACCGTGATTCCGGACTTTTCGAGAAACTTGATTCCACTATCATCCCTATAGTTTGCACCATAATAAACACGGCGAATGCCTGACTGATGAATGAGCTTGGCACACTCGATACAAGGACTGTGAGTAACAAATAAGTCAGCGCCATCAGCAGACTCGTTAGACTTCGCCAATTTTGCAATAGCATTTGATTCAGCATGTAATACCTCTGGTTTAGTTTTATATACAGGTTCGCCGTGGTGATATCCTATTACGTTTTCACAATCGTTGTCCCAACCCATTGGCATACCGTTGTACCCGTAGGTAACATGATTGTCTTTAACAACCACTGCACCTACTTTTAAACGACGGGCATGACTTAATTCTGCAACCCTATGTGCCCAGTCTATGTATAAGTTAACAAATTTATCTTTCATAGAATCTCTTCACCAGTTCTTGAGTTATAATCCTTATTTGGATCAAATCCTTTAAATCCTTCCCAGCTAGGTTCTCCGGGTGCAACTTTTATACCGCGATTAATTTCGCCGATATGATTAACTATGATACCACCTTCACTGGTTTTTAATAAGCCTGTTCCTATATTATACCTTTCTTGAAGATAATTAGCAACCACCCATTCCGATGGATTATTGCCTGTTGTTTCTAATATAGGTTCTTTAGCAATCCATCCGGGATATAATGCTGCCATCATCCAGAACCACCGTGAGTCTTTTTCATACCGATATTTGGGTACAACAATATCTGTGTCTTTACAGGTGATATCTTCGGTTTCATAATCGTACCAGTTGTTTCGTTTCATCTGTAATTGTGATAACGAAGGATCTGATTTTAATATATTAATAATGTCGACAATTTTTATAGGATGCACTATTTCGGCATCGTCTTCTTGTTGCCATATATAATCATAATTTCTATCTCGTATAATGTCATAGAAATGTTGCCAGGTTCTGGTTATTCCTAGATTTTCAGGATGCAGGTGTACTTCATTGAATCCGTAAACTGATGCCAGTGTTTTGATTAAAACATTATTTCTACCGTTAGGATAGTCGTCGATAAAAATTCTATCAACTTCGCAGCCTTCAAAATTGATATTAGACTGTGAAGCCAGTGTTCGTGGCAGATATTGTAATCTATTAGTAGAAATAATAACTTGACAGATCTTATAGGTCATTTTAATATCGTTCTGTGTTAAAGAAAAATGTTTGAAATAGTCGTCCGTTTTCCTTGCTGTTGCCGAAATAGTCTAAACTAGCATGAAATAGGTCGCCGCGATATATTATTAGTCTATTAAACTTATTCCCAATAACATCAAATTTATCCCATTTAGTGTAATCGTAACCTTCGTAATGATCACACTCTTCTCCTGTTCGTCTAAAGGCTCCTGTCTCTTTATATCTATACAGAGCGGTGCCTCCAGTGAAAGGAGCATCTGGAGTTAGGTAACATACTCCTGCCCACATGTTATGATGATCAGCATGTATCCATGTTCTATCATTGGCAGTGGCTAATTGAAATGCGCCTGTGTAAGATGCATTAGGATCGTGATTCATCCAGTCTGTAATTTTCCCTGCAAACTGCATATTATATTCAATGGCTTCTTTTACTCCATCTGCAATATGCGGCGGTGTCCTAGATCCTGGATAGTTTCCTGTTACAGAAAATTCCTGCGATAATGCAAAATCTCTAACACTATAAGGGTTGCTATAAAAATCATCTACTATGATTAAATTTACATTCATTTTAATATCTCGTGAATTCGCCCGTAGGGCCTAACCAACCGTAGACTGTCCAGTCAGTTTCTATTATATCTCTTTCGAACGGCCTTGTTAGATAGTAGACCAATGTTTCGATATCATAATGGTACATATGTGGAAGGACCAACATTGCAGCCATTCCCGACCATAAGTCTAAAAAGTTTTTATGATGTTTTTTACCCCATCCAAACAGTACAGAAGAATATTGACAAAGGTTGTTATCCCCTTGTTCCTGTCGTCTATCAACTAAAGAATATTGCCAATTATCTTTCCAGTCCCATTTAATAGGTTGTTTATAAAATATTTTATCTGTATTGTATTTGTTAAACAATACAGTGTCAAAAGTACTGTCTATAAAATATCGACCACTTATTTTGAAAATGTAGTCGTTCTCAAACAACTCCTTTTGATACTTTCTCATAAAGGTAGACATTGACAAACATTCGCAATAACTTTTTTGAGGATGGGTAGTTACAGTTTCGAATATCTCAGGAAACTCTTCTTTTATGCTAATAAATTTTAAGTTCTTTTGATAGGCCAATTGGTCTCGATATTGCTGCCAATTTTCGCTGGTATCTAACAAATATATAGTTGTATCTGAATTAGATGCTGAGTCTAATGCGGCCACAGTCATTATAGTCTGTCTAAGTCTTTCTTCATTGGAAAAATATGATCTTACAGTGCTGTAAGTTAGAGGATTGTTATTGTTTATCTCTATAGCACTTGTTATAATAAATGCTTTTTTCATGGTCTGTAAAAATTCGATTGTTGTACTCTTTTAAGGTAGTCGTTTAATTTCTCATGTACTACAAAGTCTTCGCAATTTGCCAATGCCCATTCTCTACATATTCGTGGGTTGATTCTATCAATGTTATTAATAGCACTGACAAACTCTCTAAATTCTCTGCAACGATATCCTGTGACACCTTGAATCACTGTTTCTGTAAAGCCGCCCCAGTCTGTGGTAATTGCCGGAGTGCCGCTCATGTAGCCTTCTACGACCATATTGCCAAACGGTTCAACATAATAAGTAGGCCCTAATAATGCTCGAGCCTTAGACATAAGTTTTCTTCGTTGTTCGACATCACAAGGGCCGACTACAGTTACATGATTTGGAATTGTATTATATCCTAGATCTGACAAAGATCCTGCTCCTGCAATTATTAATTTGTTACCAGTTTTTTCAGTTGCTTGAATTGCAATATCAACTCCTTTACTAGGAATTACTCTTCCGAAATATAAAAAGTAATCACCTTTTTCTTCGGTATAGTCAAATTCGCTGGCAGTAATACCATTTGGAATAACAGCATCAAACCAATTTGGATTTTGTTCATTACCCTTCCATCCATAGTGCATGTGCATCTGTGCGTAAGATGTAAAAACTTTGTACATAGCAAACGCGGCTGTCATTGTGTATCCGATTCCCGGTTCAACAGTTTTAAGATCGCTGTTAGCTTCTGCGGCAATTTTATTTTCTGTGCCGTACATACAGATAACTATGTCTCCGGGTTTTTTACGAAGAGCAATTTCTTTGGCTGCTCTGTTATTATACTCTGTTACATTAACTGCCGAGATGTCTGACTTTACAGGCAGACAATTGACCGATTCGCAGGTTACTTCGGATCCTGGTATACTATAATGGACGCAGTTCCATCCAAATTGGGTCATGTAATTAATAAATTTTACAGTAGATATAGAAAAAGGATCTATTCTATTTTTTGTATGTACAGGGTTGTGGGGGCTGGATAAGATGTGTAAGGTTGTCATAGTACTTGTAATTATACGTTATAAAAAACACAAATGCAAGAACAGAGTTTTCGGTCAAAAGAAAAGGGCCCGGAGGCCCTTGTCTAGCAGGATGGTCGAAACGGTAAGTTTATTTTCTGGTCTAACCTTATCCCCAGTATATCGGTTCAGTTCCTTAGACCCTAGCAGACATTCATGTCGCATAGTTTGTGTTGTGTCTGTACAAACATCATATATGTCTTTCCATAAGTCGTCAGTTCCTTTAGCGTCTATTTCTAGATAAAGCCTTGCGGGCCACTGTCTACTGCTGGAAGTGCATCTTTAGTTGTTAAAGTTGCTGAATCCATCCTCTGTATAACAGGTTGAGGGGCGACTGCGTTTTTAGCCAGGGCCGTCACACCTGGTGCGCTAGTTCTGTCTTCAAGTACACCCTTCACAGCACTCCGGCGAACCTTTGTGCTCCAGTTATACCCAACTCCCTAGCAGTTCATAGTATTATGAAATTGCTGTACTCAACCTTACAACACTATTTATAGAACGCTGTAGCGTTCTACGTCAACAGTGGCTAGCATGATACCATATGGAGTCATGTCAGCGCCACTTAGGACACCCTTCATAACTGCAGGACTAAACCCGCTAACCAACGCTGTACCACGCTTGTCGAACTTGACAGGGACATTGTCCTTGCTGTTCAAGTTCCAGAACACAATGTTTGGAACTTCGTAACCTGCTTCGTTGTACTTACGTACAATCATCTTGTGTGCAGAGTCATCAAAACTTACGCATTGATCAAACTGCATGTCGGACAAGATCAGCAAAGTCTTAGGCATGTCTGCTTCCGCAACCTTACCCTTAACAGCGATACGTAGAATTTCTTCAAACGCCGCATGTAGGTTAGTGTTCATGCCCCAATCGCTAGAGTTCATTTGGCTCATCTTCTGAGCAAGTGTACCCTTAACGACTTGTGCCTTTGGCTTTGCGCTAAAAGTCAAGAATGTATCCTTGAATACACCTGTGTTCTTATCAGCACAGTACAGACCCAACGACAGGGCAACATCGATACATTGTAGGTTAGCGTTTCCGCCAACTGGGCAACACATCGAACCAGAAACGTCAACCAAAGGCATAACGCTGGCATTGCCGATGTAGTTTGGCAACGATGCCCATTGAGCATCTGCTACCACACTATCGCCACCATGACGCAGGGTCTTGATGACATCGTATGGGTAAACAGCACTAGCGTTTACCTTGTCTGTACCAGAAGTCAAACGAGCCTTGTAGGCTTCGTATGCTGTCTTGGCGTTCTTGGCAAATGCCTTGTTGTAACGAGCCGAAGCTAATGATGGCAACTTACCGAATTCGATAGAATCCCAGTCCTTTGCACACATCTTTGTTTCAACAACATTAGTCAATGCAACCAAACTCTTACGGTAGAACTTTGGAGTCATACCGTAGAAGTTACGGATTTCAACCGCGATTGGTCCTTGACGAGGCATCCACTTGGCACACAGACCGTTACGTTCACGCAGAGCATCGCCGATTAAGGTATATGCCATGTGTTTGAACTTTTCAGTCTTGAACACCAGCAAGTCGTCCCAACGGCCGAACTCGCTTACAAAAGGAAGAACTGCTTCCAAAACATCTGGGTGCAACTTTTCCAAGTGTACCAAGATGTCACGAAAGATCTGACGTTCACCTGCGCCACCACGGACATCACGTGACCAAAACGCAATTTTCATTGCTAGGTCCGCATCTTCCTGGAATGCCTTTTCGAAGTCTGCGGTTACAGACTTACCACGGCTGGCACCAATCTTGTAGAACAGATCTACAAGGGCATTGCCCGAATGAGCCTTTGCCTTCATACCATTTTCGGTACGAGCTACCGCTGGGGTAGACTTAACTGCTTCAGCGAATGTAGTCATCTCTTTCTCCTTTCGTTAAAATGACAGGATCGTCTTTTTTACTTTATGCATGTAATTAAGAATTGCTGAATCGATCCTAAAAACTTTTTATCTTAACAACAATAATTATAGCGTACTTTACGCCAGTTGTCAAGTGTTTACTATAAAATATCCCGAATTGGGATAGTTTTCTTTTAACCATTCCAACATGCCTGGTTCAACAGGCAGTCGGATGGAATGATATTTGTTAGTGATGTAAGTCATATTACATTGCAGGGCCATTGCCATTTCTAAATTCAATGGAGCCGCCTTCCTCTACAATACGTTTCTTAACATCTTCAAACAAAATAGGCGCAAATTCTGGGGTTTGTTCTACACAGACACAATGATAACGAACATCGTTTTCATCGCTGTACAAGATTTCTCCTGTACGTGCATCAACACCACGAGCCTTCTTCACGCGGTTAGCATGAGTATGTCCGTGAACGTTGACACCAAATCTACCTAAGCTGTCATTGTGTAAAGGAATATGACTAAAAATCATACCTTCTACAACATGGTAAGCCCGTAATTCACGGAAGTATTGTCTATACTCGTCATCACGGAAGATGTCGTGGTTACCGCGGATTAAAACCTTGTCGCCGTTTAACCGGGCCAACGTGGGTAAGTGTCTGCGGTTGATAACAACGTCACCTAAATGATAGACCTTGTCTTTGGGCCTGACACGCTCGTTCCAGGCCTTGACCATAGCTTCGTCCATTTCCTCGGGACTATCCCAGGGACGTAACTTTGTTACCCCGTCGTTGCGGGTAAAGCGGCAGACACCGGTGTGACCAAAATGTGTGTCACTGACTAAGAATGTTGCTGTCATCTTTGACCCTTTCTTTTTTAACTCGACCAATTCGAGATTCTTTGTTCCAATCGTAGGCAACGCCATCTGGGCATACCCCATCTTTAATGCTGTCGACGCCAAATATACCACAGACTTCGAAGTCTGGGCCTTTAATAGTTACAAACATGCCAACTGTTTTGGAAAAAGCCATTGCTTCATCCAAAGTTGAACATACATTAAGTGTTAGATTATTTTTGCTTATTACCTTGTACATAAAGTAATTATAGCACAGTTTTACCACTTTGTCAATAGGTATACCAAATCTCCTTAAAACCTTCTTCTTCTGTAGGCATTTCAAAACTAGCCAGCATACCTTCAATTACTGCATCGGGGATTTCTTTTCCCGGGCGACTATCCAATCGACGTTTTAGTTCGAGTCTCGAAGGTGTTTCGAATACCACAGCAATATGTTCATAATCAGGCAACATGCGAAACTTACGACCACGACTAGCAATAGTAGTGCTGGTTTGATCCCAGATGATATCACGGCCCATTTCTCGAG